GAGTGAATGGATTGTAAGGGTTGTCGACTGTGGTTAGCATGCTCTCCATGTCTTACACCTCACTCTCCAAACCAATCTTTAGAGTGGACAATGAAACACCAAGGGCGTCTGCTACTTCTGCCTGGGTGTACCCAGAACTCAACATAAGCTGGGCTCTAGCCTTCTTAGTAGCAGTCATAGTTCTTGGTGTGCGTGGTGTAGCAAGTTGTTTCACTTGATCTAGATCTGCATTGGCCAAGATCTGATTCAACTTGTTATTACTGATAGCACCTGCTTGAATGGCAGCCCACTCGGAGTCAGTAAATTGGATACGCTGCTTCTTCGCTCCGGTACGGAGGCGGGCTTCAGCAAGTGCCTGTCCCTTGATCTTCTTTAGATCTGCGGGATCCATGTCGGGGTTTGATGCCCGCTTCTGGGAAACCACGGCGTTTGCTAGGAGCTGGGCCTGTCTCTCAAGGGGTGCATTCCTGAGAGCAAGATTCAATTTGGCGTTGAGCGATGCCACTTCTTTTGCATAGGCGGTCTTTGCGGAAGGTGAGTAGGGGACACCTCGAGTGTTGGCTGCTTGCTTTCTTGATTGATTAGCCAAGGCCTTCAATCGATTAGCATGATCTGCATACACCTTCTCTATTGGAGTACCAGAAGAAAGGGTGTTTGCATCTCGTGCTTCTGCCAACTTCGTAGTCTTCGTAGTCTTCCTTATCAACTTCCCTTTATCATTGACAAAGGTAGCACCGGTAGGTGTGAAGATCTTCTCACCAGTACCCTTGTCAACCTTGAATCCCTGCTTCCGTTCAGGAACCCGAAGCTCTGACCCTGCCTTCGAGATGAGGGTAGATGCACCAGCTCTTGCGCCACCTTGATACTTGGCCTTGAGTTGAGCTATCCCATTATCAACAGCAGAACCCTTGTAGTTCAGGTTGTGCTTCTCAGCATCGATGACTACCATGGAGTGCCGAACTGCTCGAGCAAGCTCGGCATCGTTTGCACCACGGATAGTCATGTCAGTGATGAGGTTAGAGATGACACCCATCTCAACCTGCTTAGTACGAGGGGTCATGCGAGGCATGCCATCATAAGCAGGATAGGCTGCAATAGGGTCGAAACCCTTTAGACCTTCAAGTGGCGGTTTGGTGCGAACCTTCTTTTGATTGTTCGGGATAACCAGAACAGTATCCCCATCGAAATCGGCACCAGACAATCTTTCTGCTACCTTGTGATGGATACCGACTGCATCCTTCGCCGAACCTAGAGCTCGTCGTGCTTCGGCATTCCGATTGTTAACGGTCAGTTCTGGAATCTCGAACACACCACCATGTGGATGTCGAACCAGGACTACACGCTCACCATCTCGGAAGTTCGGAGCATGGATCTCTGTCTCTTTTATGGACGAGATAGGAAGAATGACATGGTGTCCACCCTGACGAGGCAGAGCTGCTGCTTGAAGATGGACTGCCGATGAGTCAACATCTTCAGCAAAGGTGTCAAGCAATTTCTTTCTGACCGTCGGGTTGGTCAACGCCATGATCTCATCATGCTCAGACTTACGACGTTCATACGTCATGTCAAGTTGAGCTTTGGCAAGAGCAGGGCTCTGCTTAGAAAGGAACTGAGATGACAGGTTGTTGGACCAAGTACTCCAGTTTCCTTCTTCGTTGACGATGTTCATTACGCCATGTTGACGACTAATCGAAGCACCGAATGGGTTGTCCTGATCGACATTCCCATCCTTATCTCGCTTCAATTCCTTCATAGCGTCGAGCTTGTTTCCAGTGTTACGTTTGTTCGTATTGAAAACAAGATCTGCACCCGGTGGCATGTCATCTTTGTACATGGCCATGCCCTTGATGTAATGCGTACCGTCAACCGCAATACGAACCTGAGCATAGCTGGATCGTCCAAGAGACAAGTCGTCAACACCGCGGCGAACGTGGATCACACCATCAGCTTGACTGCCACCTTCATCTGCGTAACGAACGGCCACACGTTTCGATGACACAGAAACGGGAGGTTTGATACCCAGATAAGTACGGCCACCATCTTCGGAGAAATCTGTCACTTGCTGAATCTGAGAACGATTCTTGAAGACTTCCGAGTACGTAGTACCCGGTTTCGCCAAGACTTTGATAGTGGTGTCTTGTCCGGTTCCTAGTTGCTGAACCTTGACATAGTGAAGAGTGTATCCTTCTTCCTTCAGTCGAGCAACAGCAACTGCCAACTTCTCTTTACTGACACCAACATGATGCTCTACACCAGCACCGATATCGAGATACGTCTTCTGTTCTATCTGATCCTTGAGCATGTTTGACGTAGCTTCAAGAATCTTCGCTTTGTCTCTCTGCCCAGGCTCGAGAAGAGAACGAACCGAAGACTCGTTGATCCCCATCCTTTGACCGATGGCAACGTTTGAGTAACCCTTCTCTTTCAAACGCTGAGCCATGTCGATGTCAGCTTGCTTGACTGCGTTCCTAGCGATGGACTTAGCAACTCGGAAATCAGTGGTATTCATTCCGAAACCACGCATGATTTCAGAATCACTCATACCTTTCGATTTCAGATCATCGACCATACCAAGAAAGTCACGGCTTCTCGTCTCAACATCGCCACCTGAACCCCAAGGGTAGCGGCCAGACTTCCTGAGAATGCCGTAATGAGCAAGGTAGGTACCCTCATCTATTATCAAGAAGTCGCCTCCACTCTCAAATAGTCCAGACGCTTGTCAAAGGTGACGATTTTATCCATGATGTGGAAGATGTTATCCGGATCGGGCAGATACACTTGGATCTCATCATGTTGATAAATGCGGAGTTCAGCTTCAATCTCGAGAGGCTTGAACCGATACTCTAAACAAAACAATGCCATGTACACTTCAAGCTGATGTACGGATCCTGGATTCATGCCCGATTTGAAATCGTGGATCCTCAGTTTGTTGTGACGGAAACAGATCGTGTCAGCAGTACCATAACAGTTATCCGAATAGTACAGTATCTGCTCACTGGACATTCGATAACCAATGGCATCATTGACATACTGGTTCAATGACATTGTGGTGTCTGGAAGCTTCACACCTAGTCGGATCAGATTATGAGCCAAGGCATGAAGTTCGGTTCCACGCTGAGCTGCCATAGCCTTGAAGAAGACACGATCCAGTTTGTCTTCATCATAGTTGATCCAATGATAGTTACTGGCAGAAAGGAATGCGTGCTTACCTTGGAGTTGAGAATGACTGGTAAAGTTCATGAACAATCTCCACTTCATTCTCTGGGGCAATCACCCGACCAAACGACATTCCATCCAACAAATCGAGGTAATACTCTTGATTCGGTTGGAATGGAGCATCAAGGGACGGTTTAGTTTCAAGAACTCCCCAACGATCGAAATGGAGAAGAGTGAGGTCTGGAAACCCTTGAATGTAGTTAGGGTCATTTTTCAAAACAACCAAACCAGGAAACTCATGCTTCAGACGTCGAATGAGTTGCATCTGATATACTCGCTCGAGCACAGCTTGATCTCACTCCTTCTATTATATCCCGCGATTTCTACGCTAGTTGGTATCTATTTACACAAACGCTGATACAATTGTTGCGTAGGCCAGACTCGTTGTTGACTCAGAATGGCGAGTTTGATATGGACATCTATAAGACCATAACGAATCGCCGCATCCCAAGATGTTTCAAACTGTTCACCAGTTTCAACTTCTTCAATAGGACTTTGAAAACCACGAGCATCATTGAAGAATTGTTTATAGTACTTGATGGCAAACCATCTAGGACGCCACAACAGATTCTCACGATGATTGTTCTCACGATCACCGTTCAGATTGATAGGGGTGTCAAAAGCTTCATTAGGTGGAGGAGGTAGAAACTCCTGAGCAACCAAAGGTGCGACTGCTCGCTTGAATTGAATTCCACCTCTCATCAATCCAACATGAACAACTCCTCGTTGATTCCTCATCAATACCATAGGTTGGCCGTGACGATTCACCACTCGACCATGGTCACTGACAGAGTATTCCGGAAATGTCCGAATTGGTTTCCAAAGTTCCATTCATCCTCCTATGTACACATCTTGTCAAATCCAAAATTTTTGAGTAAAAAGTTTTTTAAAATCTTACACTTGGTATCTAATTAGATATCAAGTATGCAATAAAAAAAAAGTTTTAGCTTCAAATTTGGATTTTTGACAAGTCTACCTATGACAAATTAGGACATCCGCGACATGGTCAAATGGGTCACTTTTTTCTAGAGAACAAATCGGACATTTTGACACGCTCGTTGAAGCTCTTTTTTTCCTTCAAACTTCGGGACACTGCCAAATCTATGGCAGAATTTGACATGAAGATGTAGTAGTACAGGATCGAAAACGGTGTATTGAGCCTGTCAATTCTCCCAAAAGCTTGATGCCAAAGTTTGTATGAATACGTCAACGAGTAAAATACCATCGCATCAGTGGTCGTACAGTTCCATCCTTCCGCACCCGCTGTATACTGAACAAGATATACCCACGAGTCACACGAAGGAATATTCTCATGTTTGTGACCGTTCCATTCCGCTACGGTCACGAGATCGGACAAAGATCGTAGGGCCTCCAGTTCGTAGTCGAAGTTGTAGAATACAACCAACTTCGCATGGCGACCCATGAGTTTCTTCAATGCTGCTATCCGTGAAGAATCCGAGTTGACAATCTTCCGTATAGTTCCGAACAACTCCGCCACATCTCGGATAGGCGCGTCCTTGAACGGGTTCCATCGTTTTTTCACCGCCAACTCAAACAATTCACGATCATACTCAACATCAACCGCCGTCACCTGACGAGTTGTCCTTCGATCGAATGGCATTTCCACGAGCAAGGAGTTCCTCAATCGCACAAGTGTCGCCACCTCGACATACCGGTCGACTTTGGGAAATTTCGTGAATGTATTGTAGACGACGTGCTGTCTCTTGAAAGACGTACGATTTTTGTAGAAACCGTTGGCGATGAAGACAGGAATGTAGTCCATCCATGTATCGCCAGGAGTTGCACTCAACAGGATCCAGTGATTCCATCGGGCAATTCGGATGAACATCTGGCTCCATTGTCCACTACCAACCAATCTCTGTTCGTCAAATATGAAGAACGCTCCTTGAACATCACGGTAGCGTCCGATGTTGTTCCAGCTATCAACGGTAAGGACGCCCGCTGTTGTAGCATCCGCATACTTCCCAACACCATACTTGACAAACTCTCCATCCCACTCAAGGGAATCACGTTTCTTGGCAGTGGTAATGACGTAGACATCTTTCGGCGCTTCCGATCTCATGTAATATGCTGCAGCAACGAGGGATTTTCCGGTCCCGACGCCTCCCCAAAGTATCTTTCCATTGCTCAGCTTATTCACCGCCTCTTCTTGATGCGGATAAAGTCTCACAACCATGTCTCACCTCCCCTCTCAGGCAAAAACAGAAGACCATGGTTAGGCCTTCTGCTTCTTTCAGATCTCTGTGAATTGATCACCAATCTCGTCCACGCTCATCTCATACACATCCTCGAAGTGCTCCACAGTCAGAATGCGCCACAAGTGTTTGAATTCGGTGTCGATGATGAAGTAGTTGTCCTCGGCCAAGTACTGGTTGAGAATCTCTTCAGTCCACCGATCCTTGACAAACGGGTAGGCTTTCAGAATCATGGGAAGCGATCGTTCGGTGAATTTGACGGCATACAGAGCCATGACAAATCCTTTCACGTAGGGTCTTCTATTATACCCCACGTTTTCAACGCGACTTCGGTAAAAAATATAAGACAAGCAGGAGGACCCCCATCCCCCTGCTTGCCCTGCTGATGAAACTTGGTATGGCGTCTACGGAATCCATACCATATTCAGTTGTGGGTGTTGCGGCCTTTCGACATTAATCCCCTCTAAGGTGTATCCTCCACTCGAAATTGTTAGACCATTGCGCATCACCCCTAACATCTCCAGGCAAGGGTCAGAGCCGGGGAAGCACTCTGACCTTCACCTGCAAACGTCAGCGATCGCCGAGAATCTCGCCAACACCGTCCTTGTAGAAGTTCTTCTCGTCCTCCGTCAGCTCTCCCCAGAACTGCCGCATCTCGACAGGAGTGACCTCACGACCGGGGCAGCCGAAGTAGGCCTTGATTTCGATGATGGACGCCGGCTTCGCCACGTTATCTCCTCCACCTCAAAAGAAAAATAAGAAGCCACGCAACTGTGCGTTATGCCAATTCGATCTTGGCTCGACTTCTCTCTCGTTATACGCCTTGTATTTCTTGCGAGCTAGAACTCCGGCAAATACGGGAGCAGGATCAAAATGATCGCGACAGTGAATCCGATCGCCAGTGCAAGGTTACCCAATGTCTTCCAAGGATGTTTCATTGCCGCCTCTGCCTGAACACGATACCCTTGCTTTCGAAGTGCTCGATGATCTGTTGGGCTTGATGCGAAGGAATACCCTCATCGATGAACACCTTCAAGACTTTGAAGATGGTGAACTCGTCGAAGAACTCTTCTTCCCCTTCGTCTTCTTCCGTCATCTCATGCGAGCTGATCATGACGTCCGGAAACGACGGAGCGAGATCCGTAGCTGTCCGAGCAAGGTGATTGAACACCTCCATTCGGGCAATCTGTTCTACTCACGCTAGTTCTCCCTCGACAACGCGATCCGGATCAAATCCTTCTGGTAGCTCGTGAACCCTGCCTGCCCTGGCCGGGAGTTCGTCGAGATCAGCGTACTTGAGGTCCAGCGGGTCTTCGTGAATCGTGACGTACATAGTCTTGAGATACGCCTTGACTCCCGTCTTCCCACCAACTGCCCACTCGTACGGACGGATCGTGAGATCCACTGTCTTGATGTCAACCCAATCGAGAAGTTCAACCATGCTTTCGTCAAGAATGGATCGTCCCTTCGAGGTAACCAATACAAGTCGTGGAGGACGAATCTTGAAACCGATGGAGACCTGCAGATACGGCTGTTCAGGGTCTCCTTCTTCACGTGACCGTAGCGCTTTGATGTTCCAGCCATCGCGCTCCATATCCTCCGCGGTCTTCTCATCCAAGAGCACGCAGAAGTTCCGGTCTCCTTCTCGATTGTATCGCCCCTCTCGGCCGGCGAAATTCCGGAATATCAGACGCGCATCCTCAATGACCAACATGCCATCATTCGGTCCCATTCTTTTTCCTTCGCATTTCATGCCCTCGAATGCACGGATACTTCAAGAGCTCTTGATGATGGCAGAAGCATGCGCCGCAGGACCAACATCCCCAGGGGATATCAGAGAACTGCCGCATGTTGTGGGAGGGATGGATTCCGTCAGGAGTTTCCATCGATCCACGTCTCGTCGTCGAGCTCGACGTTGTCGATCTTTTCGTAGACGTCGACGAAGGTCTTCTTCCGAGCTCCGCTGTGTGTCACCTCGAAGTAGTACTTGTCGTCGAGGGTGGTGATGACCATGGCCTTCCAGTTCTCCAGCGTCTTGGAGAACCAGACCAGCCGAACTTCTGCGGAAGTGATTGGGGTATCTTCCGTCCGCCACATCTCGTTGTAATAGGCCAGCACCACACCGAGAGCCTGCGACATGGGCTGAGTGACTTCTGGATCTTCAGTTTTGAACGATCGAGGACCTTCTCGGTTCACTTTCGCTCCTCCACGAATTGTTTTGGTAAATGCCATGTCGGACAGATCTTCGGTGGGTCCGTCGTCCACGTATTTTGGATTAAGCAATGGATTGGAAGAGATCAATGCTGCCTCAACCGCTCCTTCAAGATCTGTTCCGATAGAAAGACTACCAACACCAACGGCATTCAGAACATCCATCGGCGTATCGTCATGGAATGTGGCTTCGATTCGACCATCAGAATAGACTTTGGCCGACCCTACAACATCCCCATGATACGTCAGCGGCACTGTGTTATGAGTCTTTTCTTCGTTCATCCCCAAGTCCAATCATCTATTTCATGGGTTTCAACGTAAGGTAACAGAATACTCGCCACCCATCGTGCAATGCATTCAATTCCGTAACGTAGCGAGGACCGTCGTGCTGATTTCCCGATTCAATGGTGCAGAATCCTCGCTTGGATCCTTTCCTCGCAGGCTTGACTTCCACTGTAATCACCGCAGTGGAATTCGCATCAACCAAGACACGGGTGTAGTATTCCGGACCAACTACAAGCTCGTCAATGTACGGACGATCTCCACCTGGTGTGGTGATGAGAACCCGCCAAGGACGAAGATTTTCCTCGGGAACTCCGGTACGGAAAATCACAATCCTTTTTGGATGAGGCTCGGGATCTCCTTCCCTTGGATCGGGAACTTGACCAGTGGCTTCTGTTGCCACCGGTGGTGGGGGAGGCGCAGGTTGTGGTGCACTCGGGTGTGTGTCATTCGGGCACTTCTCAGCCGACACAAACACGAATGCCAAAACCAAAAGGAATGACACCCATTTACGTGGTTTTGGTTTCACCGGTTGCCTCCTCCGCCGGATAGATCTCTGGGGTGATGATCAGACCTGCCAGATCTCCTCGCAAGGCCATGTCATACAGTTCTCGACCGAAGTTTCCCCCGGAAAGATTTGAGACCGTGATCTCGATCCCACCTTGTTCTGTGAGTTTGGCTGATCCAATTCCAACCAGCACAATTCGTTGCATTCTGACTGGAACTCGAATCCAGCCGTCTCCTCGCATCTTGACCTCCGGGTAAAAAGAAATTCCATTCTTCTCACCATAGGCCGTGTAAATCCTACGACACAAACTCCGTAAATGGCCCAAAGTAGTCGATAGTCTCTCGAGCCTTCTCGACCAGTTTCTCGAAGTAGGATTCGTCGATGGCTTCCTGAGGCATGTCCATCGCCATCTCAGCTTCCACCCACAAGAACCCTTTTGTACCAGTTACCGCGTACGTTTTCCCATCCTTGACCCGGTACAGGACGCCGCCACCGAAACCTTCTCTGACCGGGACAAATCGCCCAGTGCGCCCGACGAAGTGCATGGACTTGTCAGAGGTACCGAAGTCGAGATACATCGTACCCTGAGCTACATGCTTGGTCTCGCAGTAATCATAGAACATGAGCTCTTCGCCAGTGAACAGTTTCTTGTAGACGTATGGGTGTTGGAATTGAGCACCCACCGCAATCCACTTGTCGCCCTTTCGAGCAATGTAGACTGCATCATTCACAAGGCAGAACTTGTCATACAGATCTGTTTCCGGCTTGTATTCGAAGATGTAACCGTACTTCTCCCCGAACAACTTGACCGCGTCAATGATCTCTGGTGTGGCGTTCGGAATCTTGATGGAGTCGGTCTTGATGTGGGCGACGTC